CGGACAGACCTCGCCGACCGATACCATGGTTGTGGTGGCCTGCTCATGATCGAGCTGATCGAGGTCGAGCCAGGGAAGTGGCGCGTCAAGCGACCACCACGAGAGATCGCACGCTCCGATCTGCCGCTGCCGAACGTCATCTCTGACACCATGGATCCGACCGAACAGGTCGATGGCAAGTTTTACACCAGCAAATCGCAGTTTCGAAAAGTCGGCCGCTCGCTCGGTTTGATCGAGATCGGCACCGAGAAACAGAAACCGAAAGTCCACGCGGAAACCCGCGCGCAGAAGGACGCCCGCAGGCAGTCCATCAAGAACGCGATCGAGCGTTCCCTCTAGGAGAACACTTATATGTCTGACGTTGCCGTTGCCCCCCAGGGCGACGCGGGCGCTGCTGCGTCCGAAGTAGTAGTCAATCAGGACCAAACCAGCCTTCCAAACCCCATCGGTTCACAGGCCCCCGATCGCCCCGTTGGCCCTGATTTCAAGGGCTCTGAACACCGCCCACCAAGCCGTAGGGAGTCCATCCAGGCGGCTTTCGATCGAGCCCTTAATCCACCACCCAAGACCGACAGACCCGCACCCAAGGCCGCGCCAAAGGCCGCAGAGGCCAAAGTAGGACACAACAATCCTCCCGAAGAAACGCCAAAAATTGATCTGCGCAAGCGGCCGACTGAGCCGGTAAAACAACAGGCCCAGCCTCGCGGCGAGCGCGGCCAGTTCGCGCCACGGGAACAGCCCCAAGCTCAGAGGCAGGAGGTTGCACCCCAGCCGCCCGCACCCCGGCTGCCATCCAACGCACCCTACGCACATCCGATCAACCGGATGTCCGACAGGGCCAAGTATGACTGGCATCAGGCGCCCGAGAGCGTCAGGGCCGACGTGCACCGGATGCACAAAGAGTTCACGGACGCCTCCAATTACTTCAAGGAAAGCCACGCGATCGCGCAGCCGCTGCGGCCCTACCATCAGCTCGCGCAGAGCCAGGGCACGACGCTGGAAAAGGCGCTCTACAATTACGTCTCGATGGAGCAGAAGCTCCGCTCAGATCCCGTCGGGGGTCTTGATGTCATCGTCAACAATCTGAACCTGAAGACCCAGGACGGCCAGCGGATAGGCCTCCGCGACCTCGCCTACCACGTGCTGTCGCAGACGCCGGACCAGCTCCGCGCCATCCAGCAGGGTAATCAGCAGCAGGCAGCAGCGCAGCAGATCGGCGCGCTCTCCCAGCAAGTCACCGGCTTGCAAAACGCTATCAAACAGATGCACCATCAACAGCAATTCACTCAAACGCGCGGCTCCGTTGATCAGTTCGCTGCCAGCCATCCGCGGTTTGATGAACTAGGCGATCTCATCGAGCAGGAGCTGCGGCTCGGCTTCGATTTGAACACCGCCTATCGGCGCGCGGAACTGCTGCGCCCGGGCACAGCGGCTCAGACCCGCACCACATCGGCTCAGACCCGACCAGTAAACAAGTCCATTTCCGGTGGCCCAGCTTCAACGAACGGAGCTGTCAGGCACCGCGAACCCTCGAAATCAGCACGTGATGCCGTTCAGAACGCGATCAATCGCGTGAACGGTCGGCTCTAACCTTTGTGGAGATAAGAAATGCCCAATGTCACCTCGAATGCAGCCTACCAGCAGATCCTGAGTATGTCGCTTGAAGATAGGTCAAGCGGCTATGAGGATCTCGTTTCCAACAATAACGCTCTCCTCGCAGTCATGAAGCGTAAAGGCCTCTGGCAGACCTACTCCGGAGCGCGTATCAGGCAATCGCTCCAGATAGGAAAAAATTCCGCACAGTGGTACTCAGGATACGATCAGCTCCTGAACCCGGCCCTAGACATCCTGAACGATTCTGTTTGGGATCCGAAACTTGTGGTTGTGCCCATCATTTTGTCGATGCAGGAGATTTTGAACAACGAAAATCAAGCGCAGTTGCTTGATGTGTACGAGACGTACATCTCCGCAGCAGAAAAAGCGCTCTCCGATGCGATGGATACGGCGATATATAGCGACGGCACGGCGAACGGCAACAAACAGGTGACGGGATTAGCGACTGCTATCCCAGTGCTGCCGAACACCGGCACCTATGGCGGCATCGATCGCGCGGCAAACGCCATTTGGCGCACGACGACGTTTGATCCGCACGGCACCGCAGGCACCGTATCACTCGGTACCTTCGGCACGCAGATGACGAGCACCACCATTCGGCCGATGCTCAACTTTGCGATGACGCGGCAGTCTCGTGGCCGTGACTACGCGGATCTCCTGATCATGAGCCCCGAACATTATGCGGCTTATGATGCGGCGACAGTCGCCATTCAGAGGCAGCAGAACGAGACATCGCTCGGTCAGCTCGGCTTCTCCGCCCTCGAATATATCGGCGGCGGCAAGCGCGCCGAGATCGTTCTCGACGGCGGAATCGGCAGCAACTGCCCCGCGAATACAACTTTCGGTATCAATACCGATACGCTCCGTTTGCGCTATCATCCCAACAGAAACTTCGACAAACTTTTTGATGGCGACGGCCAGATGCCTATCGATAAGGACTGTATTGCACAGTTCATCGGCTGGATGGGCGAGCTGACTATGACAAACCCCCTGTTCAACTGGAGAATGTATGACAGCAACCCGGCTGCGTAAGCACAACCGGCAAGTGTGTATGAAAAGGGGCCGCAGCTGCGGCCCCTTCCTTTTACGGAGATAGAAATGCCCCCTCGTGACCCCGACGAAAACCTCGTCGTTGTCTTCAAAACCATACCGATGGAAAACCCCGCGAAGACGCTTATCGAAGGCCGCCCGATCTTTGACGATGTCGAAGTCTGCGAAATCAAGGCGCCCGGCTGCAAGGACATCAAGCATTTTCCGCCGACCTTCTTCTCGCACTGGGCAGGTGATCCGGTCACCGGTCAGCAGCGCAAGGTCAGCTACGCCGAACGCTTCGCGCACCAGTTCCGGCAGTTTAAGCAGCGTGTGGCGCAGACAGTTTCCGGCACGCCACTCGATCATGCGCCCTTCCTCACCGACGCGCGCCGCGCCGAGATGCGAGCGTTGAACCTCTACACGGTCGAGCAGTTAGCGGCGATCGATGGCCAAGAGTTGAAGAACCTCGGCCCAGGCGGACGTGAATTCAAGAACAGGGCGCAGGAGTACATCACGGAGTCAAAAAGCTCTGCACCCAACAAACGTCTCGAAGCGGAGCTGGAGGCCTTACGTTCTCGCAACGCCCTCCTGGAGGAGGACATGGCGGCTTTGAGGCTCCGGCACGAGCAGGCCGAAGGCGAATTCGACGCCATGACATCTGAGCAATTGCGCGACTACATCACCGCGAATACCGGGCAGCCGCCGCAGGGCAACATCTCGCGCAAGACGCTTGCCCGCATGGCGATGGCAGTAACGGACAAATAACATGACCCTGCTGTCCGTCGTGCAAGACGTTTGTGCCGTCGTGGGGGTGGAAAGGCCGTCATCTGTCTTTTCCAACATCAGCTTTAACCAGACCGCACAGGAGCTGCTGTCGCTGGCGAACGAGATGGCGCAGCGTATTGCCTATGACGGCAGGGACTGGACGAAGTTTCGCAAGACCGCGACCTATAAAGGAGACGGCGCCACTTCTGCCTTCGACTTTCCTCCTGACTACAAGCGTATGCTGGTGACCACTAACGTGTGGCGATCGACTTCGAATCTGTCGCCCATGCGGTTCATCCCGGATCTTGACAAGTGGATGAACCGGCGTGCGCGCAACATCTACGACCCCTTGGGCGAGTGGACGATCATTGCGGGCCAGATCAACTTCGCACCCGTCCTCTCTAAAACCGAGACCGCGTTTCACGGTTACGTCCACAAAAATTGCGTGACGCTCGCGAGCGGCGGCATTGGCGACAGCTTCATGTCCGACAGCGACAGCTTTGCGCTCGACGAGCGAGTGCTGAAATTAGCCCTCATCTGGCAGTGGAAAGCCCAAAAGGGGTCGGCTTACCAGGAGGATCTCGGGACTTATGAAGACGCCCTCGCAATGATCGCGGGCCACGACAGCCCGGCGCCGATCCTTATTGGCCGCACCGCTGCCAGTAACGCGCAAGTTGCCTATCCCTGGCCCGCGCCGACGCCATGAGCACTTATCAAGCTTTCCGCCGCATGGCTGTCGCGCCCCAGGTCGCGCAGCGATTTGAGACGACGACACTACCAGCGCCGATCCGCGGGCTCGTCCTGGACGAGAACCCGGCATTCACGCAGCCGGGCGCCGCGAATGTCATGGATAATTGGATGCCAACACTGCGCGGTGCTGCGCTGCGCGGCGGCAGCATCCTGCATTGCGATCTGCACGCGCTCGATAAATATGAAGCGCTGTGGGATGTTGCCCATTGGGATAAAGCGCTGTGGGATCATACCAGCGCGTCGCTCTCTACGCGCTCTCCGGTGATCTCGGCGTTCTCCTATATCAGCGCATTCAATCAAAAAATGTTTGCCGCCGACAAGGACAGGCTGGTCGATGTGACGGCTGGCGTGACCGATGGCGATCCGATTTTGGTCCGGCGAGGCCATAGTTCCGGCAATTACTGTTTTTCGCAGTTGTCCAATCAAGGCGGGGACTGGGGCATCGCGGTCAATGACGGCGGTGACGCTCCGATGCGTTTTGACGGCACCAACTGGGTCGCGCTCGATTCCACGCCGCCTCCGGACTGGGTTAATGGCAACATTTACCTTATCAATGACAGGGCCACCGACACGGCGGACAGCTCGCAGTGGAAATGCGCAGTCTCACATGTCGCCGCCTCATCCGGCACTTTCGCAGCCGATCGGACTGCTAATCCTTCATATTGGGTTGTGGATGTTCCGGTTGATGGAGCTGATCTTATTTCAGGTCCAGTAGGATCAGCGGTCGAGCACGGAAAGGGTCTTGTTCACGTTTGCAAGTATCGTAACCGTTACTTCTTCATCGAACAGGATTCAATGAATGCGTGGTATTTGCCAGTCAACGCTGTCGGCGGCACATTGGGGATGATTCCGCTATCCGGCGCGGCAAGTCTTGGCGGCAAATTGTTATTCTGCACGTCCTGGAGTATCGATGGCGGCGACGGCCCAGACGATAAAATCATATTCGTGACAGACCTGGGCGAGGTCTTGGTATTCAGCGGCTCTGATCCGTCCGCCGCCACCAATTGGCGCCAGGAGGGCAGATATCGCATCGCGCCTCCAATGGGCATGAACGCCTATCTGGCGCTCGGCGGCGATGTCTTGATCGCGACAGTGCCCGGCATCATTCCCGTCAGCGCCTGTATTAACAAGACCTACGAACAGATGGAGTTGGCGGCGATCACTAAGTCGATCAAGCCAATGTGGAGAGACGAAGTAAATTCAAAAAGGCAGTGGCCATGGACGATGTGCCACTGGGAAAAATACGACGGCATCTTCGTCACGTGGCCTGGAAGCACGCCAGGGTACTGCGCTGCTGTTAATTCAGCCACGAGCGCGTGGTGCCGTTTCGTCGGCTACGATGCGACCTGTTTCATCAAGATGGGCGACGACTTTTATTTTGGCACGCAGGATGGCCGCATCATGCAGGCCGATCGCGGCGGCACTGATGATGGGCTGCCGTATACCGCGACATTGGTCGGTGGCTGGGAAATGTTCCAGTCTCCAGCGCAGACCGCGCATTGGCGACAGGCGCGAGCAAGCTTCTATTCAAGTGCTGGCCAGCCCTTTCAGCCCCAGCTATCAGCATGCACCGACTACGTGATAACGCTCCCGCCGCCGCCGCCCGCGGGGCCTGATCCTGGCCCTACCGATGCCTGGGACGAAAGCAATTGGGGACCAGATACCGGAAACCCTCCGTCCGTGCCGACAGCTCCCGAGCGTGTCCAATATGCGCAATGGGACCAGCCTGTCGTCACCCGCCCCGCGGTGCGCAACACACAATGGGTTTCGATCGGCCGCACAGGATTTTCCCACGCGCCGGTCGTGCAAGTGACGGTTTCACAAAAGGTCAAGCCGAATGTCGAGTTGATCTGTATTTCCGCGCTGTTCGAACGCGCGGGTATTAACGTCTGAGGTGAGCCATGGCTTCTACTGATACGCGCACACCGGAAGAGATGCAGCGCGATGCTATTGTCGCGGCGCTGCTAGCAGCTCGCTATAGCGGCAACTATTGGAATCCAGGCGGCGGATTGAGCGACGGCAGCAGCAGTGATGGTGGTGGAGGCTGGGGCGGCCTCGGCAGCGTAGCCTCGTCAGGCTCACCAGCGGATTCATCGACGGGTGCGCCGACCGGAGGCCAGACACAAGGACCGCAAGCACAGGCGCCTGCGCCTACTCCCAGCATTTCCCTAAGTCCTGCCACCACCGGCATGGTGGGAGGAAAGGGTTCTGGCGTTTATGGCGCGCCGGACCCGGGACCAACCGTCGCGGTGGGACAACCGGGACCGCCCGGCACTTTTGGCCCACCTAGCCAAGGTCCGGCAGTTCCGTCAGGTGTCGTAACGAGCGCGCCGATTGGGCCTATGGAGCAAAGTGGCTATCCAACGGTTAATTCAATCAACAAGGGCGATAAAGGGCCGCCGCAAGGCAAGCCGTCACTCACCAATCCGACGCCGTTTGGTTACAATGAGGACGATGATGCTGCTCAGCAGGCTACCGCTCTCGCAGCCCTAGCCTCTTCTAATGCGCAGGCATCGGTACAGGGCAAAGGACAGACGCAGGGCAAGGGACAGACGACGCAGGGCAAAGCGGATAAAGGCATCACTACCGGTGTCACGCCGGATGACCCTGATAACCCAGACCCGAACGCACATTTTGCCGAAGATCCGGACAATCCGACGGGCATTCCGGGTCTGACTGCACTTGGGAAGGCGTTTGCCTCGCCTACGGTTATGTCAAAGCAAGATCAGCAGATGACGCAGGCGCAAACGATTGAAGATCATTTCCAGCCTGACATACAGAACAATCCGTTTGCAAAAGTGGATGTACAGCAGGCTCTGGATCAACTGGCGCCGAAAGCGCCGGTCATGAACAAGGACGACGATCCCGAAGTTGATCCGGAGTTGGGATATGACCCGGATCTGGCGCAGGCTGTTCAGGAGGCTTTGAATTCGCTCGCGCCGAAGGCTGATCCAAACAAGGTTGATTTCACGCCGCCTCCCGCGATCACTCCAAACGATCCGTTCAGCGATATCAATGCGCCGCAGCCGACTACCAGTTTAACAGAAACAGCGCATGGCTACGAAGAAGCTAATCAAGCGCCAACAACCGCAGCCCAGCAAACAGCCCAGCAAGCTGATGCGGTGGCCCAGCAGGCGGCCCAAGTCTCGGCCGCATTGGCGGCGGCAGGCATTGACGAAGGCAATCAAGGCGCTGGCAGCGGCTACGGCAGCCCCAGCGGCTCCGGCGCAATGGGCGGCTCGCAAGGCGGCGGCGTCGGTACTGTGGCCGGTCCTGGGATCGGTGGCCCAGGCGATACCGGTTTTGGTTATGGCCCGGACTCTGGGACTGCCAGTGGCAACGTCGGCGGCATGGCCACGGGCGGCGGCGCGGCGAGTACGGGCGAGAGCACGGGCGGCCTCGGGGCGGGCACTGGCACCGGCAACGTCGGCGGACTAGCCGCGGGTGGCGGAGCGGCCTCGACCGGGGAAAGCGGCAGTCAGGGCGGCAGCCAGGGCGGCAGTCTGGGCGGGGAAGGCGCAACAGGGGCGACTGGTCAAGCGGGCCTCGGCGGCGGTGGCGTTGGCATAGGTCCAGGCGGCGACGGCTGGTGATCGACTACGTCTACGGCCACGACGACATTGTTGCCAAGTTCGTTTCCGATCAAATCCCAAGTATGCGCCGTCGCGGCTTCGGCGCTTGCCGTGCGCTCGGCATGATCGAGGACGACGGCAAGTTAGTAGCAGGCCTCGTCTATCACAACTTCGATCCCGAGAGCGGCGTGATCGAGATGAGCGGCGCAGCGCTCCCAGGTCATCAGTGGCTGACGCGCGAGACTGTGCGGAGAATGTATCAGTATCCGTTCCTGCAATGCGGCTGTCAGCTCGTGCTGATGCGTGTGGCGGCAGATAACGAGCGCCTGCTGCGGCAGCTCGCAGCCCTCAATTACGCCTTTACGACTATCCCGCGCCTGCTCGGCCGCGACAGAGATGCAGTGCTCTGCCAGCTCACACGTGAAGCTTGGGAGGCGAACAAGTTTTGCAAACGCTTCAAGCATCATCTCGAAGAGCCCAAGCCGTCACTACACAAGCAATTCAAGCCTGACGAGGCCGCGTAATGGCATTTAGATTCAATCCTCCAAAGCAGCCGATGACGCAGCCTGTCAATGCCCAGCGCAATAGCATCACCCAGGCGCTCATGAACATCTCTAATCCCTTGCCGCGCACACCGCTTCCACAGATGCCGCCATCCAGGCAGCAGATGGGCCTACCGCAGATGCAAACGCCGATGCCGCAGGGAGCACCGGCACCACAGGCGCCGCCGAGCGCGCTGCCGCTGTCGGCTGGCGCTCCACCTCAGCCAATGCAGGCGGCTGGCGCAATGCCAATCGGCGCTCCACCGAACCCGATGCAGATGGCCACAGGCCCAGCCGACACAACCACAGACTCCCCTCCAGGGTATTAAGCCATGAGCTTCTTAAAACCTGATCCTCCGACACCGCCTAATCCGATCGACACCGCGCGTGCCTCGACTGGCACTAACGTCTCGACCGCGGTCGCCAATGCGTTTTTGAACAACGTCAATCAAGTCACGCCGACCGGCAACGTCTCTTACAACCCAACCGGCAGTTATTCCTGGACAGACCCGACTACCAACACCGCCTATAACATCCCGACATTCACGGCGACGCAGACGCTGTCGCCGCAGCAGGAGGCCATTCAGAATCAGAGAGAGGGGTCGCAACTGAATCTTGCGACCATGGGCAACCAGCAGTCGCAGCGCGTAGAGAATTTGCTATCTTCCAACTTGGATACCGGCGCGTCGCCTTATGCCGGTCAAGTTGATTGGCTAAATAATGTTGCTCCCATCGCGACGAGCTATTCGTCTGGCGGCCCGATCCAGAGCGGCATAGGCGGTTTCGGCAATATCGTCAACTCTTACGGCCCCGCTGATGATTTCTCGGCCGATCGCCAGCGCGTCGAAGATTCATTGATGGCGCGGATGAATCCGCAGCTGAAGATCCAACAGCAGGCTCTTCAGCAACAGCTCGCTGACCAAGGTATCCGTTACGGCAGTCAAGCATACACGGATGCGATGAACACCTATAACATGCAGGCGAACGATGCGCGCTGGGGTGCCATCCAGCAAGCCGGTCAAGAACAGCAACGTATGACCGAAGAGGCCCAGCAGCAGGCGACCTTTCAAAATGCCGCGCAGCAGCAGGGCTATGAGCAAATCCTGGGCCAGGGCCAATTCGCAAATCAAGCGCAGCAACAGCAGTACAATCAAAATGCCGCGTTGGCGCAGTTTAATAACCTCGGATCTGCGCAGCAATTGCAGTGGCATCAGGCGGCCTTTAACGCTGCCAATGCCCAGCGCAATCAATGGATGCAAGAACAATTTGCATTAAGAAATCAACCCATCAATGAAATCACATCATTGCTTTCCGGCTCGCAAGTTTCACAGCCGAATTTCGTCCAGACGCCGGGCAGTCAGATAGCAACAACCGACATCGCAGGGATCATAAATAACAATTTTAACCAGCAACTCGCGAACTACCAGCAGCAAAGTCAAAACGTCAATTCGCTGGTCGGCGGCGTTCTCGGCCTCGGCGCGGGCGCCTTGAAGGGCGGTTACCTTTCTGACGTGCGCGAGAAAGAAAACATCGAGCACATCGGTACTGTATTCTCGGCCAAGAACGTCGATAAGGACGACCGCATGGGCAGCGTGCTGGCTGAGAAGGCAGAGCTGCCGATCTACAAATACTCCTACAAGAAAGATCCGGCCTCCGTTACGCATGTTGGCCCGATGGCCCAGGACGTGGAAAAGATTGATCCTGGTGCGGTCCACACTGTCAAGGGCCGTAAGTACATCGAGCCGGAGCGCGTCATGGGCAACATCTTGAGGGCAGCCTAATGCCAAACGTCGTCACGCAGCCCGGCTATCAGCAAATGCAGATGCGCAACCGCATCGCTGCGCAAATGATGTTGCAGCAACAGCAACAGCGCGCTGCGCAGATGGCTGCGCAACAACGGGCTTTTCAGGTGCCGGTCGCCAATCCGATGCAAATGCTGACGCAGCAGGATGACTTGCGGCGCAGGCAGGCCGTCCAGGAAATACTGGAGGATCAGAGGACAGGTGTGTAATGGCTGACCCATATATCTACAATCAGAATGCCGCTCCAGGTTCTCCCGGCAGCTATCAGGATCTGGAATTGCGAAAGCGCATCGCGTTGCAGATGCTTTCGCAGAGAAAAGGTTATCCGAAAACCATTGGCGAGGGCTTGACTGCGGTTGGTGATGCGATCGGTGATGTCGGCCTCATGAACCGTATCGAGGCAATGCAGAAGGCCTACGATACCGGCATACAAACCGAACAGAAGCAAAACGCCCCGGCTCCGCCTGAACCGCAGAAGACCGCCGACGCGGGCACTACACCTGTTGTTGCGCGAGTTTATGCACAAGGTGATGATACCGAAGAAGATCCGTGGACGGCTCGCAGCAATGCCATCGCTGGCATTGAATCGGGCGGCTCGAAAAGTCCATATACCTTAACGGGCGGCGTCACACAGACCGGGGACCGCGCCTACGGCAAATACCAGATCATGGGCGCCAACATTCCGGAGTGGACGCAGGCCGCGACTGGCACGGCGATGACGCCAGCGCAATTCCTGGCCAGTCCTGATGCACAGGAAGCGACGTTCCGGCACCGTTTCGGACAGTACGTCGATAAGTATGGCGAGGAGGGCGCTGCCAAGGCTTGGTATGCCGGTGAGGGCGGCATGAACAATCCCAACGCCACAGACATGTATGGTCGCCTGACCGTGAAGGGTTATGGCCAGGACTATTTAAACCGGTTGAACTCGGCTAATCCCCGCGACCGGGTGTCGGACGCCATCATAGATCAAGCGCAGCAGACGGCTCAGGCGGTGCCGCAACCAAACCCTACGGAGGAGGCGGTGGTTGGTGGTCCTGACCAGCGCCTCGCGCTCGCCGATACCGGCATTATCAGCGACATCCAACCGGCGCCAGCCGTGCCGTCGATGCTGCGGAAGGCGCCGGAGCCGACCCCGCAGATAGCAACGACACAGGTTGCTCAGAACACGTCACAGCCGCTCCCCGCCCCTCTGCCCGCTCCGCTTCCAGCCAAGCCGTCAGACGCCGCCCCGATCAGGCAGCAGGCGCCTGGGATCTATGACAAGCCGGTCGCGCCGCCAATTCCCCAACCTCCGCCCAAGAGCCCCGATCAGCTCAAGTATGAGTACCTCTACAACAAGGCGGTCGCGCTGGGAGACCCCAACCGGCAGGCCATGTACAAAGATTTGGCGGATCGCGCGGAGGCGGCGCGGCAAGAGGCCCACAAGAACGCATTGACGGACTGGCAGGCACAGAACCAGCTCTATCAGCAACGACGGATGGAATGGCAAAGATCGCAGGAGGGGCTGCCGAAAACACAGGCCGACACAGCCACGGCGCAGGCGCAAGCTGCGACAGCCGCCGATGCTGCGGCGATTTCTGCAAAGACGGGTCTGCCGACAGAACAAGCCATCAAACTGTTTGATACCCAGAAAACACAGGCAGAGAAGGACGTGTTTGTCCTCCAGCAAATGCGTCTGGCGTATGATGCCATCAAGCGCGGCGTCATCTCCGGCGCAGGCGCCACCATGAAACTAAACATGGAGCGCTACAAGGCGTGGTTGCTTGATAATCCGGAGGCCGCCCGGCTCGCAGCAAACAGCGAGCAGTTCCTCGCGGCAAGTAAAGCTACGATCGGCAATGCCTTAAACGCGCTCCAGCCGGGCGACACGCGGGTGACCAATGCCGACGCCATGATCGCGCAGGGCATGATGGGCGGCGATCTGACGCTCCAGGGCGACACGCAGAAAAAGCTGCTTGAGATCGGCATGGGGAATGTCCGCCGCCGTATCGGAGAATACGAGGATTTGAAGGACAATTATCTCGGCGGCACCAAGCTTGAGAGAATGTACGAGCTGCGCACTGATCCGCTACATCCGAACCCGGAGGTGGAGAGCGCTTGGGTTAACAAACTGCTGAAGTACCGGGACAACCCAGATGCGCGGGCGCAGTTCGACAAGGAATTCGGTCCTGGCGCCGCCGATCTTGAAATCGCGCGGGCAATGCGTCGCGACCGGCGCAAGCGATTGGGGCTTGAGTAATGGCAGACCCTCCTGATTTCTTCGCGGAAGAACGAGCACTGACGGCAAAGCCACCGGAGACAACCCCGATGGGCGATTTCGCCGTGGGGCTGCCTGCGACCGGTTATGCAAAGGAGGAGCCGCCGCCCCCGATCGTCTATCGTGGCAGCGTGCTGCCGCTTACGCGAGATGCCAAAGGCAATATTCACTTTGATCCGATCAATGCCGGGCCGATCGGAGCCATCAAGCAGGCCTTCACGCTCCCCGGCCGAGTAGCCAGCGGCGAAACGCCGATGCCGTCTACATTTGACCCGGCCGTCAATGACCCGCGCGCCGGGCCGATCATGGAAGAGGCCCGCAACTTTGCCGGTGCATTCAATCCGGTCAACCCGATGATAAGATCGGGCGATCGCTTCCTTCCAGGCGCAACAATGCGCCCGAAAGACATGACATTAGCGGTAACCCCTTCCGGGCCAGAGCTTGTTGGCAAGGGGGTCGGCCAAATTAATACTTATCGCGGGCTGCCAATTCCTTACAATCCCCACTATGTCGGCACAACTTTTGCCGACGCCCTCGAAAACAGGCTTGTTTCTGGTGGGGGCGATTTCAAGGGAGGAGTATTTGAGGAAGACGCCCCAGGATTATACAAAACGATCCGTCGTCTCCGGCAGTTCACACCGCACAGTGACGACCCCACGGCAACCATCAGCCTTGGCCCCAACAACCTCATCGCGCTCCGCGAGAACATCGCCAACAAATTCGGCGCACCTGGGGAGAACCAAAGGGGAGTGGGGGAGGCTTTTCAGGCCGTCAACGATCTCATTGAGCGACCTTCTCCGGAGGCTATTGTGGCTGGAGCCACTCCCGCCCAAACGCTCGAAAAAAACCTCCTCGCCACTTACGGAGGAGGTTTGTATGGAGAGGGACGAGCCAACGCCTCTGCCGGGCTTCGAGACGCTGACCTTGCAGCAATACAGCGAGCGGCAAAATTTCGCACCGACTCCGCAAATTCCGGACAGAACCTCGACAATTCCCTTCGATCTCGAATTACGTCCGCTATCCTCAACGCTAAAAAATTAAAGGCCTTCAATAAGTCTGAAGAGGCAATGCTGGAAGACGTGCCGGAGGGGTCGCTCCCGACCAATGCGGCACGGTTTGCTGGTAATATGTTGGGCGGCGGCGGCGGCCTCGCCGGTACTCTCACAACCGGGCTCGGAGTTGGGGCAGGCCAGTTTGCGGGCGCTGGCGATCTCTCTTGGCTGTTAGGCCCAATGTTGCCCGCGGCCGGTAATGCGCTCAAACGCTGGGCGGGGAAGAGCACCAACGAAGCCCTTGATGAAGTCCGGCAGGCGACGCGCCAACGCTCGCCCATGTTCAGAGACATGCTGCCCGGCCAGGATCTCTATCCAACTTCTGATTCCAAACGTGATGCGATGTCGCGCACGTTGATGCGCATGTACGCCAACCCGAGCGGCGGTGTCCCGGTTCAGCCGAGGCCCTACGTCTCGCCCTTGCCTGATGAGGAGAAATCTTAATGCCGAGAGATGGAAGTGGCGTCTATCACACCCCGGCTGGCACTGATGCCGTAACCGACACAACGATCAGCAGCAGCGCGTACAACGCAAACGTGCACGATGTCGAAAGCGATTTGAACACGGCTAGGCCGATCGTGGCAGGCGGCACAGGCGGCACGTCGGCATCGAGCGCGCGCACGAACCTGCAAACGGAAGCGCGGCTCCAGCCAATCTCTGATTACAACGCCGCTACCTTCGAGGCCGGTAGCTTCTTTTCGGCGACCAGTGCGGCCAACAGTCCTGTCGCTGGCCACGCCTTCTCCGGCATCTGCTACCAGACCGATGCCAGCAACATGTTCCTTGAGGCGCGCGATGCCACGACGGGGATCAACTACACGCGGCAGATGACCACGGGAGCGTGGGGCGCGTGGACAGCAGATCCAGGCACCAACGCGGTTCGGTATGACACGGCGCAGACGCTGACCACCGACACCGGCACAACAATGGGGCAGCGCTCGCAGGCGCGCAGCAATATTTACGCGGCACCGTTCGACGCGCTCGCGTACAACGGCATGCAAATGAACGGATCGATGGAGGTAAGCCAAGAGAACGGAACGACAGGAATTGGCGGTTTGACCACGCAAAAGTATATATGTGATGGTTGGCAGGTAGCGGTGAGTGGACCTACCGTGAGCGCGAACATATCCGCTACTAGTCTTGCCGGTTATACTTCTCAACTAGGCTTCAGCGTGACGACGGCGACGCCATCACCGGCGGCGGGAAATTTTGCAGTAATTCAGCAGAGAATCGAGGGCTATCGGGTGGCGCGACTGGCATGGGGCACGGCCAATGCGCAGCCGATTTCGATTGCATTCTGGGTCTACGCCGCCAGGCCAGGGACATATTCCGGGTCACTAGCCAATGGAGCCAACAACAGGAGCTATCCGTTTTCTTTTACCATCACCGCATCGACATGGGAATACAAGACCGTCACCATTCCTGGCGATACCGCTGGCACATGGACAAAGGACAACACGTCCGGATTGTTCATTAACTTTACTGCGATGTGCGGCACCACATATGCTGGGCCTGCCAATGCGTGGGCGGGGACGTTTTACCTCGGCGTGACCGGCACCACCAACGGCACGGCGGCGACCACCGATATATTCGTTATCACCGGCGTCGTCATTCTCCCAGGTATCGAGCTGCCGTCAGCGGCACGAGCCCCGTTCATCATGCGGCCGTTTGATCAGGAACTAGCGACCTGTCGCCGATACTTTGAATGGCTCGGGACCGGACTGCCGATTGTTGGCGCGTCAGCGACGGCGGTCAACGGTACGGCAAGATATGCTGTGCAAAAGCGGGCGACGGCAACGCTCTCCCTTACGCGCACCAATCCCGGAATTTTCGGCTGCGGCCCGGGTACATTCCAGAATGGTGTCGGTAGCACGATCAGCATTCCAGGCACATCCGACACGGACGGGGTGTTCTTTCAGATAACGGGCTTCACCGGCCTAACAACAAATGTGCCAGGGATGACCAATGACAGTTACAACATCAAAGTAGACGCGAGACTCTAATGGCAGACTATCAACTCACTGCAACTGATGCCGTAATCCGCACTGCCGATCAGGCCTGCATCCCAAACGATCCCGCCAACCGTGATCGGGCCGAATATGAGAAATGGCTTGAGGACGGCGGCGTGCCCGATCCCTACGTGCCGCCGCCAGAGCCCGAGCCACCACCACCACAGCCGGAGGATCTCGTGCTCTACAACCACGAGAACCGCATCCGCGCCATTGAGGGACAGCCTCCGCTCGAACTCGGCGACTTCAAGGCCCAGTACGGCCTGTGATCGCGCTCTAGCATGATCAATACAGAGAACGGGGCCAAAGTCGCCAACAACATTGTTGATGCGATGCGCGGCTCGCCCGTGCTTTTGGCAATACTGCTGTTCAACTTGATTTTCGTGGTGGTCATGTATCTTGCCATCAACAGCAATAGAGAAAGCATCTATGGCATTCAGCGCACCGTCATCGAGCAGATGGCCAAGAATGACGAGCGATTGCACGAGCTGGTGCAGAATTGCATGCAAGGAAGTCGGCCATGAATGAAGATAGATACCTGACCCAGGGGGGTGCGGACCTCATCAAGCATTTCGAGGGCTGTCTTAAGCTGAAGGGTGGTCTCTACCACGCATACCACTGCCCCGCGAATGTGTTGACGATAGGTTGGGGCCATACCAATCATCACGGGCGGCAATTCGACGAGCACAGCAAATGGACGCTTGAGGAGTGTAATGCAGCGGGCCGCGAGGACATGAAGACATTCGAGAGCGCTGTTCGCCGCTTGGTAACAACGCCGATCGAGCCGTACCAGTTCGACGCCCTGGTCAGCTTCACCTATAACTGCGGTGAAGGCAATCTGAAGAAGAGCACGCTGCTGAAGAAGGTCAACGCGCGCGACTTCGAAGGCGCGGCCCAGGAATTCAAGAAGTGGAATAAGGCAAATGGCAAGGAGCTGGCCGGGCTGACGCGCAGGCGCGCGAGCGAGAGCTTGCTGTTTCAGAACCTGCCCGACGCGAACTATGACGGCAAGGTGGATCCGATCCATCCACCGGCCGATCCAATGCCGAAGGCGGTCGATGACCCCGATTAGCACATTGATCTACTTCGGCACGACCTGGGCGATCGTGCTGATGTGGTTTGCGCTCACTTACTAATGGAGGGAATATGCTGTCCGGTCTCATCGCCCTGGTCGTCTATATTATCGTCATAGGCCTGATCGTCTGGCTGCTGCTCTACCTGATCGAGGCACTCCCGCTTCCGGCGCCGTTTGGCCAGATCGCGCGCGTAGTCGTCATCGCGATCGCCGTGCTGTTTGTGATCATGCTGCTGCTGTCTCTCGTGGGCGAGGGGCCAGCCCTGCCGCGCCTGAGATAAAAGGCCCCGCCTAGGCGCGGGGGAGACGACCTAGGAGGGGCAAGTTACGGAGCCGCGCTGGGGAAGCCCTGTGGAATGAACGGCTCCGAAGTCATTCATTGCAAAGCAATGTTACATCTCCTCCGCGCAAGAGAACCGTCCAGGCGGCGACACCCTCCACCGCTTCTTGCAGCTGCGACACGCCAGGATCTGATAAGCCCGCAGATGCAGCCCCTCCTCCAGCTCCAGTGATTTGCAATAGGGGCACGCCCCCTGCCACAGCACTTTTGCGGCTTCCGTCATCATTACGCTTATGTTCATTGCACTTCCCTTCTCGGCCGCGAGAGATGCTCCACACGGGTCATCCACCAGCCCGGCATATGATCCACCTTGATGTATGCATACTCGAAGTGAACGGCTCGCACTGTGCCGAGTGGCTTGCGCGGCAGATCATTGACCCGAACGCGCGTTCCTCTCGTGAATTGGAGGTGCCCGCTCGTGAATATGTCGGGTATCCGATCGACGATCATTTAATGTCTCCTTCTCTCCAGGTTGAGGATGGTCTCTCGTAAGTGGGCAGTCGCGTTTCGTCTTGGCGGGCGCCCCGGTTTCCGTGGAGGGGCCTTTACCGGCGCCGCTTGCAGGAGGTTTTTCACGGCTTTGGTGAGCCGCAGCACGAGCTGGGACAGATCAGCGATCTCCTGGGACAGCGCGTCGATACGGTCGTCCGTGGAGAGGCCTTCCGCCGGGGGCAGCTCCAGTGCCTCCTCCAGCTTTGGCGCGCTCTGTGGCTTTCTCTGAGGCTTCTGGACGGGTTTTAAAGAGACATTGTCAGCGCGCAGAAATCGGCGGATCTCGGCTCGTACATTGGTCCTCGCGCGCCAGTCGCTAGAGGTAGAGGCCAGGACAATGCGGCGCGGCTCCTTGTCCGGCGTTGCCTGCCACGCGATCTCCATGTGACCGCTGCCGAGGCTGCGGTGCTGGGGCTTTATTCCATGCGACTTCAATTCGCGCAGCGCGAATGTGAGCAGCTCGTTCATGGCGGTTGTCCCCGAGTGAGACCACTCGTAGGCGCAGAAACTAAGACTAACTTAAGCTAAGGTCAACTCGGCTGGGAAAGTGCGAGATTGAATTTACGTAGCAAGATCTGAGGGGTTCATTTTGAGCCCCAACGCGCGTTTAGATTTTTTTTAGCTTGGTAGCGGTACCACCCCGAATTGCAAAGGCCCGGCAGTTGATGCCGGGCCTTTTTGCTTTTCAACCCTGTTAAGCGGCAAGTTGTAGTTCCTGCACGCCGGTTGTGCGCATTTCGTCGATCTTGTCAGACCACCGCTGCATCATCGCGGAGCGCTCGCGCCAGCGCCCGCCCGCGCGGTTGTAGATCGTCTGGACGGAGCTGTCGTTGTGATCGAGCTGTAACTCGATCAGGGCGGATTGATCAGGCCAACGAAGCACTTCCTCGCCTTCGATGATGCGCCGTTCCTTGTTCATCATGGTCGAAAACGACGAACGGAAACCGTGCGGAACGTGGATGTTCCTGTACCCGGCGTCGTCGCGCATCGCGCAAACCAACGAGTATTCACGAGCGGTCGGGAACAGTCGCGCGTGGCCGCCGGTGCGACAATGCAGCGCACGCAGCTCAGCGATGGCCTGACGCGACAGCGGGACTTCGAGGGCGCGGCCCGCGGCCGAGGTTCCCTCGCGCTGCTTCTTTTGCTTGAGCACCTCGGCAGGGATGGTCAGCTTGCAGGCCTCCCAGTCAACGTTCCGCCACTCGGCCGACATCAGCTCGCACGGGCGCAGCGCAAACATAGCCAGGAGCCGCAGCGCCGTCGCGACCTCCTCAGTCTTGATGCGCTTGGCGGCGCGTGCGGCGATGCCCTTGCGGGAGACCCTATCCGGCATCGCGTCGATGTCGCGCATCAGCTGCCCGAAGGCGACCGGGTCGATAATGGCCGGGCGTGCCTTCGTCGGTGGCCGGTCAAAGCCTTTGCCGCGACACCCGGCAAAAGGATCGGTCTCGACATAGCCGCGCCCATGCGCCCATTCCATCAGCTCCCTGGCGTCCGTCCGGGTGATGTGGACCTTCGAATGCTTGCCTTCATCGTCGATCTTGGTCAGCAGTTTGGTCAGGTGCGACTTGCTGACCTCGGTGATCGGGACGTTGCCGAATGCCTCGCACATGTACCTCGCCGTGCGGTGCTTGCGGTCGTAGCTCGTCTTGGCGTAGCCCTTGCGCTCGACGCTCTTCTCCAGCCACTCCTGGGCGATCTCGCTAAAAGGGCGGTTCTTGCTCCTCTCGACTGCCTCGGTGCGCTTGGCCTCTGCCGGGCTTACTCCGGTCTCCAGGAAGCGCGCGTGCGCCTCGCGGGCCTCCTTCAGGGACATCTGGGGATAGACGCCCAGGGAGCCCCGCTTCTCCACGCGCTCGTCACCGACCTTCTCATAGTACTTGAAGCGCCAGTACTTCTGCCCCTTTGCCGTGACGAGCAGGAAGAGCCCGCGGCCATCGGCCAATTTGTAGTCCTTGTCCTTCGGCTTGGCGGTCTCGATGGCGCGGACGGTGAGTTCGTGGGTGTACTTCTTCATGACCTTCTCCTGTGATGACAGGGAAGTTCTAGCCGAAAATAGACCCCTAGAATAGACCCCCTAGGGCCGCGGTTGGTGGTGAAGGCTGGCGACCGCTGGTGAACAGAGTAAGCAGATTAAACTAACGTCCCCAGTAGCTTAGCGGTTGATGGTGAAGGCTGGTGAAGGCTGGTGAAAGCTCATTGGATTCTAGTCTAGAATCAAATATTATTACAAAGGGGCCTATTTTTAAGGGGTTTCCGTAGAAACCCCCAAATCGTAGACCCCTTCAAGAACCCCCACACATCAAGGACGGGGGCCGATTGGCTCCAATTCGCTCTCCAGGGCTGCATCGACGCTGTCGAGATCGATGACTGTCTTGCGGCCAAGCTTGAAGGCCTTGATCGCCCCGGAGTTGATCCGGTCGTACAGCTTGGTCGTTCCCCACTTGGAGTAGGCGACGGCCTCTTTCACGGTGGCGAGACGCATGTCATTCCTCCTCCAGGCTGCGGTACTTCTCCTGAGAGTTCCGGATCAGCAGCAGCGCCGAGCACAGCTCACGCTCGCAGCGCCGGAGGTCGTCCTCCGCGAGGCTTTCGAAAGCGGGCCGCCGGGTCAGCAGGCAGGCGTGACGGGCGACAAGCTTTGCCCCGGAGCTGATCATGTCGAGATGCCGGGAGACTTGGATGTTCCACTGTTCCAGGGTTAGCGGTTTCATGAGCACCCCCTAGTTCTTGGGGAAACGGAAGGCGGCTTCGATCTGAGCGCCCATCGTCTCAAGCTGCTGCGCGCGGAGACGATCGAGCTGCTCCGAGCGCGCCTCCATGCGGTCGGCCCGCTCGATCATGTAGCGGGTATAGCTCTCCTGGGCGTCGGCGCCCCGGTGAAGGGCCACCGAAATCTCGGAGAGCGCATCGACCAGCGCGTCAAAGTATTCAGCGATCGTCTCGTTCAAGGGCTCTTGCAAAGTCTTCGTCATCGGTCACCTCCCTACAGATCCCCTCAACGGGGTTGAATTCGATTATGCGGAGCACTCGGCCGTATTGCCCTTGCCGGATATCCTCCAGCACGCGCGCACGCGTCATGTCAGCCACATCCACTTCGTAGATGATGGGGCCAGCGCGATGATCGGAAATCACGAGAATGTACATTCGGTCGAGCATGACCGCGACGATAACGCAGGATCTGAGTATTTCAATGCCCGCGGAGGATGCAGAAACCATATTGCGGTGGAAACCGGCTCACCGATTCGCTCTGTTCGCAACCTGTCCTAAAGGGAAATATTTTTCAGCGATTGCGGTTTGCTGTACTGTTACAAAGCTGACATAACTCATGTTAACGACAAAAAATGCTCCCGGGAGGCTCTGCGGCAGGGAGGACTTGGGAATATGGACTTCAGTGCAGAATTCGAAACAAACGTCGAGGGTATTGCGGCAGAGATGCTGTCTCGCATGCCATTTGACGACCCCGACGCATGCCGGGATATTTGCGTCGTGCTTCCGTTAATGCTTGATGTAGCGCTCACTAGTCGGGAGCAGAGGCACTCTCGGCCGCCTGCTTCCGACGACCTCGGCTTGTAACATCTCTCTTGCGTATTCTTCTCGGAGCCTTGAGCGCGCGCGTCTCTCTCTCCTCGCGCTCAAGGGCCGTGATGGCATTACGCTGATGGATCGGCATAAAGCTGGTTTTTCCCAGTAGCAGCCAATCCAGCGACAGATCTTGCAGTCTGTTTGCGAGCACCAGGATGGACTTGATCGGCAGCCGATAGCCGCATTCGTAATGATTCCAAGCCTGTTGCGAGATCCCAACTCGCCGCGCGAACTGCGCCTGAGTTTCTCCGTACAGCTTTCGGAGCACGCGCAGACGCATGCGGAACTCCTCCTTGTCGAAGTATGGTTCTTTCACGCCGAATACTCCCCGTAGAAGACTATTCCCTCAAGCGTCGCAATTAGTACGCCAACAATACACATGGCGATATGACCATTGTGGATAAGTTCGTACTTTTTGAGTCTGGCCAAAAGTAGGAAACGAGCGCAGCTTACTCCGCATCGGAGTTATTAATAAACACGATGCAGGGAGGTTCAGATGCGCCAACTCAACACAGCTCGCGATGTAGTCAACGCCCTCGGTGGCCCCGATGCGGTCGCCAAGCTGACCGGCGCGAGAAGCACTAAGAACATCTCGCATTGGGTCTGCCGCGCACGAACATTCCCCGCGCGCTATCACTACGTGATGACCACAGCGCTCCAGAAAAAGAAAGCCGACGCACCGCCGTGGCTTTGGAATCAAGCCTCCAGCAAGAGGAGGTAGTCATGCGTGTAGACGTTTATCCCGTGATACCAGCCGCGGGTCCGAAATGGCCGAAGCTGCTCGAAGTCAAGCAGATCGTCTGCGAATATTACGACATCACGAAAGCCCAGCTCGAAGGCGAAGTCAGGACCGCATGGCCTGTGCGCGCGAGGCACGTTTTTTGCTATCTGGCCCGGCGCTACACGATCGCATCGTCCAGGCAGATTGGCCAATTCCTCGGCGGCAGGGATCACAGCACGGTTGTCCATGCCTTCCAAAAGATCGAGCTGCTGCTGATCGATGATCAAAAGATGAAGGACGAGGTCGGTGAGCTGCGCGCTCGCATTTTCGAGAAGGTCTCGCAGCGTATTGGAGAAAAGTCATGACAAACCTCAATCCCGACATCCTGCGCCGTGAGATCGAGGCGCTCCGCCGTGAACTGGGCGAGCACGACGAAGACAACGAGCTGCGCCGCGACATGCTAGAGGGCGCGACCGACATGCACGAAGTGCTCCGCGAGCTGGTCGCCACTACCGACGACACCGAGACCCTGATCGACGCCCTGGACGAGCGGATGGAGCGGCTCGCATCACGTCGCAGTCGGCTGAAGCAGCGGGTCGAGACGATGCGTGGCACCATCCTCAAGATCCTCCAGGCCGCGGACCTCAAGAAGTTGGTGCTGCCGGAGGCGACGCTGTCGCAGCGCCAGCAGCAGCCGCAGCTCGTTGGCGTGCTCCACGTCAATGCTGACGAGCTGCCCGACCACCTCTGTCGGATCAAGCGCGAGCCCGACCGCGTGGCAATTCGCGAAGCCCTGATGAAAGGCGATCTTGTCCCTGGCGTCTTTCTCTCGAATGCACCGCCCACGCTCACGATCAGCACGAGGTGAGCCATGCAAGAGATCTTCAATCAACTCGCCGCACCATTTCCCACCGCGCTGATTAATTGGCGCGTCGGCTCGACCAACGAGCGCTGGAAAAAAGAAGGCGAACCGCTGAAGGGCATACCGTTCTGCTACGTCGATGCCAGGGCAGTCATGGACCGGCTCGATGCCGTCGTCGGCCCAGGTGGCTGGCAATGCAGCTATACGCCGGGCGTCGGCAACTCGATCGTCTGTAACATCGGCATCCTTGTCGTCGGTGATCAGTGGATCTGGAAAGCCGATGGTGCTGGTCCCTCAGACATGGAGGCCGAAAAGGGCGCGCTCAGTGACGCCTTCAAGCGGGCGGCTGTGCGCTGGGGCATCGGCAGATATCTCTACGACATCGACCCGCCCAAGGTCGTCCTGGAGCAGCGCGGCAAGAGCGTGCTGATTCCAAAAGAAGTCCAGGAGGATCTGCGCCGGTTCTACAACAATTTCGCGCGCGGCTTCATGCAGAAGGAGAGCACATGAACGAGGCCGAGCGGGCGCGCGAAAACGCGATCAGTTTTGAGGTGAAGAAAGACGGCCTCCAGCAACGTCAAAGTGGAGATTGGGTGCTGCGGGTAACCGTCGCGGCGATCGACATGCATCAGGTGATCGTCAATGCCCCGATGGGCACACGCTTCATGTGCGTCCTGGTGGAAGTCAACGATGATGAGACGCCGGTCGAGCACAAGCTGATGGAACGCGACAAGTGGCGTGACCTGGGCGCGACCCGGCAGGCCGGTATCCGCTGCAACGACCCGGTGTTCTGGGCGTATCTGCGCGAGCAGTGGGGCCTCAAGGTTGACGACGAGGCCGACGCCGCTGGCGCTGTGCGCGGCGCCTGCGGCGTCACATCGCGCTCCGATCTTGGCAAGGTCGGCCAGGGCGAGGCACGCCTGCGCTGGCTCAATCTCGACAATCAATTCCAGGCATGGAAGGCGAAAGAGCATGCGTGATGACCCCGCATACCTCGCGTGGCTGCGCACACAGCCGTGCGTGATCTGTCGCGACAATGTGCATGTGGAGGCAGCTCACTTGCGTGTCGGCTCGATCAATGACGGCAAGCCCTACACCGGCATGCAGGAGAAGCCATCCGACAGATGGGCGCTGCCGCTGTGCTCGAAACATCATCGCGAGCAGCACTCAATGAACGAGCTGGAATTCTGGGCGAGCTACAACATCAACCCGTTCGAACAGTGTCAAAAGCATCAGGTCAAGGTGCGCAATCCAATGCCAAAATTTCCATTCGAAAAACGCAAGAAGGAAGAATGATATGCCGAAAGGGTTCAAGCAGGCAGGTCCGAAGCACATCCGGGAAATCCTGAAGTTGTTGGACGAATCACTCGTTAAGGCTGATGGACCCGACAACATCTGGAAATACAAGGCGGGCATCAGCGACCACACGATCGCAGAGATCGTCGGGCTATCCCATACTTCAGTCGCCCACGTGAGGATGGAGTGTTACGGCCGATTATTTCGCCAGCATGCTTCAAAGGGAGCGGTTTCCAGTGCAGCGCTCGATGACCTGATCGACGCGATTACTTCGCTGGCGCACACAACGGAACTCATGCAGAGCCAGTTAGATGAGCTGACGCGCCGCCACGATACCCTGTGCAAAGATCTAGCAAGTCACGGCGTGCTTGACTGCCGTCACCTCGTTATGCCCAAGAACGACGCGCACGTAGGGACAGCCTGATGCAGATACCCGAGAGGTTTGTAAAGCAGTGTGAGATCGGGAACCACGAGTTAGACATCCGCTCGCCCGGCATACATCAGTGGACTTCGGGTTGGGTGATGCAACGTACCGGGGGCGGCGGCCACGGCGTCTCGCTACCTCAGCGAGCCGATCGCTGGGCCTGCCGCTATTGCGTCGAACGCATAACCAAGGGCTATCAGCGAGACATGTTTGGAGCACGCTAATGAGTACACGTCCCTGGATGCCGTTTAATATCGCGGACTACCACGCAGACACTAGGCACCTCTCCACCGTACAGCATGGCGCCTACATGCTGCTGATCCTCCACTACTGGGCGCGTGGTGACTTGCCTGATGATGACCAGCAGCTCGCAAACATTACCGGACTGTCGATGGAGGAATGGCTCGCGAACCGCGCCGTTATCAACCGCTTTTTTTTCGACGGCTGGAAGCACAAACGGATCGAGCACGAGCTGAAACGGCGCGCTGAGATCTACCTCAAGAAGCGCGCAGCGGCCGAAAAGAGCAACTTTAAGCGCGAAATGAACAAATTTCGGCGCCTCTGACGTTCTGCATAACGTTGTGCTTAAGCAAAAGGGGGGCGTTTGCATAAGCGTATACATAAAACATATAAACCAACTACTACCTTCTCTGTGGCCGCGCGCGAGGTTTCCAATGGGAACTCGCCGCGGCTTCTCAGCAAAGCAATGATCGACGACACCAGCGGCCCGACCGAATATCGCATCCTCCAGGCAGACGGCAATTACACCCTGGTCGGCCGGGCCAAGTCCAACAGGAAATGGACGTTCCTCGACGACCCCCTAGGGAGGGCGCTGATGCGTGGTCTGGTGGAGGGCCAGGAGTATGGCGCCCTTCGCCGTTATGCCACTCACTGGACCGCTGGCGGCCTCTCAGGGGCACTCCAGAGCGTAGATCTCGATCGGGTCTATGCGGTGGACTTCTCAGGTGGAGGGCTGGCCAAGACCGAGGCGCAGCAGGATCATCGCGACGCCTACCACGCGGCAAAGTCCGCCATCGGTCACCGGCCGTCACTGGTGGCCGATCACGTCGCTTGTTACGGGCACTCCCTCACCGATGTCGGGCACATCCTAGGCTACCAGAGCGCGGCGCACGGACGGAACGCGGCGCTCGAGCTGCTCCGCGAGGCAGGCTACAGGCTTGTGGAGTTCTGGGATAAACGTTGACTGCCGGGTCATTTACGCGCAGGATTTGAGTATTCGCAGGGATTGACCTTCCGCCCACCCCCCGAGATCCCTGCGGATGGGACATGACGCGGCTCCTTGAACGGCAAAGGCCCCTACGGGGGCCTTTGTTTTAGATCTTGAGATCTTCAGGTTTCGTCTTGTGCTTGACCATCAGCTGCAACAGCGCGCTGATGTAGGGAGGCACCGGCCACTCGCCGTTAGCCCACCTCCGGATCTGCCGGTCGCTTAAGCCAAACTGGCGGGCAAACGCTACTTGCGTAAACCCGCATCTGTTGAGCGCCAGGAGGAACTCGCCCGCGGTCATGCTGCAAGCCTCTGGATGAGACGGTGGGTCGTGGCATGCGCCCAGTCGGCGCCGGTCGCGGTCTTGAGGCCGCGGGCGTTCAGCTCGGCGGCGATCGCACGCACCGGCAGATGAGACATCGGCGCCACGATAGCCCTAAAACCCTCAGCGAAGGCCGCTGCGGCGTTTTTCTGAACAAGTGCGCCTTGACCACCACCTAGGACTTGACCGCGCTCACGGGCCGCCTGAAGGGCTGCCTTGGTACGCTTGGAGATCATCTCTGCCTCCAACTGGGCGACCGAGAGCATGATGTTGATCTGGAAGTTGTCCGCATTGGGCATGTCGGCGATGCGGAACGAGATGTCCGTGCGCTGGAACAGAGTAGCGCCGAAGGCGACGTTACGGGTGATGCGGTCGAGCTTGGCGGAAACAATGACAGCTCCAGTCAGCCGTGCGATCTCAAGGGCGGTCGCCAGCTGGGGACGGGTCCGAAGTGCATCGGAGCCCTTGCCGGTCTCGATCTCGATGATGACATCGATCAGCTCATAGCCGTAGGACTGACAGAACGCATTGATGGCAGCCTGCTGCGCCTCGATGCCCAGGCCGGACTTGCCTTGGCGATCGGTGGAGACGCGGACGTAGGCGATTGCGGATTTCATGTGGAACACTCCCCTGCGGAGACCCATCAATAGGACACCATGTCCGGTCCTGTCAATGGGTCGGGATAGCACGACCCAAAAAAGACCCCGCCAATTGGGCGGGGTTTTCTGGGGTTATTTCTTTTTCTTCTTGGGCGGCTCCGCCGTGGCCACAGGCGGATTAAGGCACTTGCTGAGGTCTTCCTTGGAAACATCGATCGAGCCCCAGCCGACCATGGAGTTGCCGTTCAGCTCATAGGCCCGCTTGAGGGCGCAAACCTTGATCTTCTCGTCAAGATCGTGGGCATTGGCGGCGATCGAGCAGCCCGCAATGATCAGGGCAGCTATGAACAGCGCAGTGGCTGTTCCGACCATCAGGCCTTCGACCATGTCGAGGTCGAGGGGTATAGTGGGCTTAGTCATCATTTGAACCCCTGTCTGGTTTTGGTGGTGATTAGGCCCGGCGACGTGGTCACGCGCGCCGCCGGGCTGTTGATTAGTCGTTTAGGATTGTGGCGCCTTGGCCATATTTCATTACTCCGGAGCGGAGAACCGCCCAAGACGCATCAATGGGACATCATGTCCGGTTTGGCAATAACTTTATGGGGAATAATGGAAGATTTCTGGATCGGCGTCCTATCAGGCCTACTCCTCGGCGGAGTACTGGGAGTATTCCTGGCGCTGATGGCGCGTGAGTGCATCTGTGAAGGGTACGAATAGAGATGAAGCTTGCGGCTGATGATCGTACCCTAGAGAGGGAGCTGAAGAAGATCAGCGCCGTCATCGACACGATGAGCCCGCTCGACGGGTTCAACATACTCTGCTGCCTTCACCTAGCTATGTGCGGCGTCAACCGTGTGCCTGATAGGCTGATGAACCAGCTCTGCGAGCTGTGGGACGAGATCAACGAACACCTTGAGGAAGCAGATGGCAAAGAAACCAAAGCCCAGGCCTAAGCCGAAACCGGGCTGCTGAGTGGCGACGCGGCAGACCTGATGAAGGTATGCGGACATCAGGGGTTTCGGTTAGCGAGACCTAGCCGCGCGCCGAGGGCAATGCTCCCTGGTGCGGTGGCCAAATTGTGGCAAACGAACATGAGAAAGCCAATCCAGAGCGCAGTGCAAAGGGAACTAAGTGCCTAGGCCAACGACCAAAAGCAGAGGAGAGGTTACGGACCTGAGATCGCAGGCGAGAGTGCATACTGCTATGGCGATCAGGACGTTAGCAGGCGTGGCGAAGAGCCCGGATGCGCCTCCGTCAGCACGCGTCACCGCAGCATCTGAGCTGCTCGACCGCGGCTGGGGCCGAGCTGCCGTCACGGTCGCAGGTGAGGATGGAGGGCCAATCCAGGTCGTCATCCGCCAACTCGTTGATATCATTGATCATTCCAAGACGATCGAGCATGAGCCCAGCCAGATCGAGCCATCTTTGTCTCAGCCCGACGAACGTTGAGGTGAGACAAGATCTGAGTACTTGACTTGCTAAGCCATTGATATCACAGCACTTCGCCTCGGCCGCGCTACTCAGCCTCTGCGAACTGGGACCGTAGGGACGAAGCCACCAGATCTAGTAGGTATCCCACAGGTACCTACTAGATATTGGGGGTGGGCGTGACCCCGGGGGGATATGTCGGGATTGAATCGGGTCGGGTACCGGTACCGGTGATTGCCCCATATTCCCGCGATTACCCCATATTCCCGACGCGATCGCCCCACATTCCCGCGCCAGATCCGCCGAATATGCGCCGTACCGCGTATCTTCCGCGTATCTTCCGCGTATTTCCCGCTGGAGCCTTCATGGAAGCCCCTGTCTGCAAGCTCTGTGGTAAGCGCCATTGGTCCCGCCTTTGCTATGAACCGTCACGCAACGTCACGTCACGCGTGACGCGTAACGCTAACAACGTCACGGAGCCCGTGACGCCCGTCACGACGATCGTGACGCCACAGGTCGCTGACCTGGAGCAAGAGGTGGGGCACTGGAAGCAAGAGGCCGCCCGCCTGGAGGCGGAGGTGAAGCACCTCAAGCAGCAGCTCAGCCCTATGACGGCAGCCGAGCGCGCCAAGAACTATCGGAAGCGAAAGAGCGGAGCCGACGCTTAAGCATCACCGAAAGCGTCGGTCTCCCGGACCCGCTCTCGCGGTGTCCTGGCATCTGCCGGGGCTGGGGGCCTGGGACAGCAGATGCGTTAGAATTTATCGGCCCAGACGGCGGGCGGATACTTGGATCCAAAGTGTTACCCCGCACAACATCCGTCTGGGCCTGCTCCGCAGCGGGCTAACGTCCTTAGCCGGACTAGATCATTACCGGCGCCTGCGGCATTCCTACTCCCCGGTGAGCGTCCAGGGTATCAAATACGCCGTCCAGGTAGAAGCCTGAGGAGGAGGAATAATCATTCTGTGAGCCACATCTGGGAAAACCATCGCGATGTTTGTCTCGCCTGTGGTCGCACGAAGCAAGAGATCGTCGATTCGTTGATCGAGTGCGACGGCAAGCTCGAATACCGGGAGTGGCTGCGCGGCGCGACGTTCGTGCGCGAGCCGATCGTGAGGATCACGCACGGCCTTTCAGCTCGGGCTGGCCCTCGAAGCGGGCAATCATTTCCTTCATCAGCGTTACCACGTCGTCGCGGTTAGCACCGTTTGAAATGAAGTTGCAGCGCCCAGCGGTATCATTGAACGGAAACACCATGAGGACGAAGCCAACCTTGCGGTCGTTGCCTCTGGCCTCGCCATTGAAAATCATATCAATGGAGCTAACAATGGCGGTCATTTTCTCGATGTATTCCGGCTCGATGGGCGCATCGCCAAGTTTGTTCATATCAGGCTCCGCACTGCGAGGATGATGAGAACCCATAGTAGCAGATTAAAGGCCATGGCGAGCCTGAAGGCGAAGGGATCTGGCATTGGAACCCTGGAATGGTGGCAGCTATGCAAGAGGAACCCCAGGGGCCACCCCCAGCAGGGGGTAACTTATAGTATGCAGGACCGAGTTTCGATTCAATTACGTAAGTTAGGGTTCTGAAAGCGGCGGATTTACCGATCGCCCAGTCAGGAGTGATCGAACCGCCGCCCGCAGGCCCTCGCCGCATCTCGTAATTTGGCGAGCTGCTTACGCCATCAGTTTTTGGCCTCCAGACGAGTTAGGCCTCATTAGCGTGGCGTCGCGCCGTAGCGCGATCTGAAGACTCCGGGGGCGGGATTTCGTTCCGAAAAATTATGATCAGTAAGCGCGACTGGAACAAGATAAAGAAGAGAGTAGTCCCGGGCGACCGCAAAGCCGTCAGGATGTCCAGACTTCCAAAATCGGTAAAGTTGGTAAACTCACTTCGTCAGGTCGCGGATTTGACCGAGGTCGATAAACCAAAGAGGCGGCATGTCCCTGCGGTCCTCAAGACTGACACGGCGCATCCCGGCCCACCTGTCTCTTACATCGCCGTGGAGCATCGATGCGGCGATGATGATGCAGCTGACTGACAGCTTATAAACTCTCATAGAGACCTCCCAGCCTGATGAGGGCGCCGATTGGACCCCGGCGCTCTCATCCTTTTTGGAGATTCTAAATCGAAATCCATCTGCCGCACAACAAGTGGCGGCCGAGACCCCATCAGAACGCCCTGTGGAAATACTTAAGCCAAGGGGGCGACCGTGCCATGGCGGTCTGGCACAGACGAGCCGGTAAGGACGAGGTCTGCCTGCACCACGCCGCCGTGAGTGCGATGACGAGACCAGGCAACTACTGGCACTGTCTCCCGGAATATCTGATGGGCCGCAAAGCCATCTGGAGCGCAGTCAATGCGCATACGGGAAAGCGAAGGATAGATGAAGCTTTCCCTCCGGAGATCCGGGAGAACATCTCAGACAATGAGATGTTTATCAGGTTCATCAATGGATCCACGTGGCAGATCATCGGCTCGGACAAGTATGATTCAACGGTCGGTTCTGGTGTAGCGGGGATTACGTTCTCTGAGTGGGCGTTGGCTAACCCCAGTGCCTGGGGCTACTACAGACCAATGTTAGCTGAAAACAAGGGCTGGGCGATCTTCATCTCGACGCCCAGGGGGCACAATCACTGTAAGGCCATGTACGACCACGCCAGAGTAAGTCCTGGCTGGTTCTGCGAACTACAGACGGCAAGAGATACCGGGATGATGTCCTCCGACGAGCTGGAGGAAGCATTATCCGAGTATCAGGCGCTGTACGGGGAAGACGTAGGAAGAGCGCAATACGAGCAGGAATACAACTGCTCGTGGAATGCCGCAATATTGGGAGCCTTCTTCTCCCTGGAGATGAACGCTGTACGTGTTGAGGAGCGAATAACAGACATCAACGCGCTCGATGCTCCGGTTCACCGGGCCTGGGATCTTGGTGTTCGCGACGATACCGCGATCTGGTGGTTTCAGACGGTCGGAGCACAGGTGTTCATTCTCGACTGTTACGCCGCGTCAGGTGTGGGTGTTGAGCACTTCGCTGATCAGATCGAACAGCGAAGACAGAAATACGGATGGAAGGACGGAACGGATTACGTCCCCCACGACGCCCGGATCAAGGAATGGGGATCAGGAAGGACGAGGGTCGAGACCATGCTCACCTTCAACCTTCACCCGACACTGGTGCCTCAATCCACCATCGCAGACGGAATCAACGCGGTCAGGAGAGTGCTCCCGATCAGTGTATTCCACCCCAGGTGCGAAGAGGGGATCTCAGCTCTAGAACAGTACAGAAGAGAATGGGACGACGAAAAGAAAGCTTTTAGAGCTTCTGCTGTTCACGACTGGACATCCCACTTCGCGGATGCCTTCCGCTATCTCGCCTTGAGCTGGCAGAAACAACCTATCAGACGAGCAAAACCCGCGAGGCAAACGGGTTTGGTGATTCCGCCACCACCTGACGTGAGACGAACAGGGATGATGCTGTGAGCTGGGTCGATCGCATCTCAAAGATCATTCACGCGTTTCATTCAAGTCCACACGATTTCGATCGCTTCGATCTCTCCAAGATAGGAACGGGAGAGGGAGCGCAGGTCTACGGGCACGGATTGTACTTCGCGGAGAACCCCGAGATCTCCGGCAAGGGCGGTCACTATTACAATCAGTTCTCGCACAGGATGATGCGGGACTTGGGGCCAGAGGGTCAGGCGCTCTATGCCCTGAAACAGGCTGGCGGCGATCGTGCCCAGGCTGTTGCAGCAACCGAAGCCTACATCGATCGCCTTAACCGCTGGGCTGGCAACGAACAGGCGAGCACGCCCGCAGGAAGAGTAATGGCAGCAGACGACCTCGCCAAGGTGCAGGCGCGGCTCGATCTCCTCAAGAGCGACAAGATCATCGGCCCGAAGACCTATGAAGTGAACATCAACGCTGATCCCAATACGTTTTTGGATTGGGACAAGCGGCTCAGCGCGCAGCCGAAGTTCGTGCAGTCAGTCCTAAAAGATATCGTGCCGAAGGACAACATGCCGTCCTTCATGCAGCAGTTCGAACAGGGGACGATGCCAGGGAGGGCCGCTTACTGGGGCTTAGGAGAACCGGCAGAGGCTTCCCAAGCGCTCAACGAGGCTGGCATCCCCGGCATTAGCTATTTCGATGCGAACTCGCGCAGCACCGCAGATTTGCAAAGGCGTTTAGATGTATTGCAGAGCAGTCCGAATGCGGAAAAATATAAAAGCCAAATAGAAGGGCTTCAAACTCAACTCAGCGGTTTGCCGCCACCAACATCAAACTACGTCGTCTTCGATCCCAACATAGTAGACATCATGAAGAAATACAGCATCCCCGGGCTGGGGCTCGGCGCGCTCTACGAGCAGGGCGATTATGGCAACGAATGAAGTAGACGTTCGCCACGACGATCTCGAATACGACCCGACGATAGAACCAAAGAAAGCCAAGGCGTGGTTAAACTTGCTCCAGGAGAGCGAGGACGCATTTGAAGAGTGGAATGATCACTGCGACAGAATCGATAAACAGTTCGCCAATCTATCGCGTCTGGCGAACATGTCGCGTGATAAAGAATTCCAGATGTTCTGGTCGAATGCGGAGGTCTTGAAACCATCCATTTATGCCAAGGCGCCGATCCCCGTAGTCGTTCCGAAATTTCTTGACAGGAGACCTGTGTATCAGGCGGCGGCGGAGGTCATGGAGCGCTGCTGCACGGTCGCGTTTGATCTCTGTGGTATCAACGAGCTGATGATGCTTGTCAGGGACGATCTCGCGCTGATCGATCGCGGTGTTGCGTGGTGCAGGTATGAATCGGGAGACAGAAACAAGGCTGAGAGTGTCGAGATTGATTTCAAGGCGAGGCGGGACTTTCTACATTCGATCAGCAGAAACTGGAGAGAAGTGAGCTGGGTTGCAGGTGCCTCTTATCTGACCCGAGCTGAAGCCCGTGATCGTTTCTACAAGACATCAGGTGATGAATATCAAAGAGCAGATTATAAAGTAGACAAAGAGAGCAAAGAAGTAGGCGGCTCCGATAGCAGGGAGAGGGCGAAGTTCTGGGAGATCTGGGACAAAGCCAATAAACGCGTGATCTGGGTTTCTGAAGGGTGTGAATTCATCCTCGATGAAGACGACCCCCACCTTGATCTCAGGCAATATTTTCCGTGTCCGAAGCCTGCTTATGGGACGTGTCAACGCTACAGTTTAGTACCAGTCCCCGATGTCTTACAGTACAAAGACCAACTAGACGAAATCAACGAGCTGACCGGCAAGATCCACGCGTTGAGTCAAGCTGTCGTCGCTCGTGGTTTTTATCCCGCGGGCGGTGGCGAAATCGCCGACGCCGTGCAGGCAGCGATCGCGGTCAATACTCCAGGCCAAGTCCTGGTCCCCGTAAGTAATTGGGCGAGTTTTGGCGGATCAAAAGAAGTCATAATTTGGCTGCCCATCGACATGATCGCGCAAACGATTACTGGTCTGGTAGCACTCAGAAAACAAATCATCGACGACATCTATCAGATCATGGGCCTCTCGGACATCATGCGGGGCTCTACCAACCCGCAGGAAACACTGGGCGCCCAGCAGCTCAAGAGCGAATATGGATCGACCAGGATCCAGGACAAACAACAGGAGCTGGTCAGGCTAGCACGTGATCTCGTCGAGATCACCAGTGAGATCATTACCGAGAAATTCGACGACAGCACCATCATCGAGATGTCGCAGACGCAACTGCCGACACAGACGATGGTGAAGCAGAAGGCAATCCAGCTCCAGATGGGCCTTCGAACCCAGCAGGATCAGGTCCAGGCGATGGGCCAGAACCCGCAAGCGCAGCAGATGGCGCAGCAGAACCCGGATCAGGCAAATCAAATCGCGCAGCAGAGCCAGCTACAGATCACTCAGGGTATGGAAGCCCTCCAGAAACTACAGACGCAGCCGACGATCGAGCAAGTCCTGCATTTTCTCAAGGACAACAGAGCAAAAGCTTTCGTCCTCGACATTGAGACTGATTCAACGATCATCGCTGATGAAGGCGCCGAGAAACAGGCCCGCAATGAATTCGTCGGTGTGTTAGCTCAGATCCTTCCACAGCTCGCGCAGATGATCATGGCCGAACCTCAGACCGCGGAATTCTGCGGCGAAGTGTTGAAGTTCGCCACCGCACCCTATCGTGCTGGCAGGTCTATGGACGGCGCAATTGATTCACTTGTTCAGCTCATGGATCAGAAGGGTAATCAACCAAAAGGTGATGATCCCACGACGATGCAGAACAAGACTGCGCTCCAGATCGAGCAGCTCAAGGTCAACGCACAACAGCAAACAGACGCCGCGAAGCTTCAGCTCCAGGCGCAAGAACTCCAGATGAAAGACCGCCACAAGGCGATGGAATTGGACAACCAGCGCAACATTGCGCTCGCCAACCTCCAGGCCAAGCAGGGCGACAACGCCTCGAAGGTTCAAATCCAAAATCAAAAGGCAATGGAATCGAGAGAAGCGCATCAGGCCGAGATGCTCGGCAAGATCCAGGAAATGCACATGCAGCGTGAGAAGGCCAATCAGCAGTTCCAGCAGAGCCAACAAAGAGCCGACGACCAGCGCCAGCGCGCAGCTCTGTTGTCGCAGCAGGCGGCTCAGCGGCAGCAGAGGCCGATTTAATGTCAAGAAGAATGAATTACGGCCCGAGGTTTCAGCCGACCATCGGTAATATCAACAAGATACCCTTCTATGAGGAGAATTATTGGGAGCGCAGAGGCCGCCAGCGCATGGCTGCGATCTATCACCACATGCCGCAGCATAAGAAGGAACTGATGGCTTACAACGGAGGGGTGACCCGCGCCAAGATAGTCGCCAAGAAGACTGGTATGGCGAAAGCCGAGCGCGAGGAAGCCGAAAGGCTCATGGTCGATGCAATTCGTCAGGCTGTCGCCATGCTGGAATTCAACATGACTGCTCTGATGCAGCATCCAAAGCCGACAGTGAATTACTATTCGTCGGTCAACCAGGAGCAGTGCATTAATGCCATCCTCCTGCTCAAGACCAAGTGCGGCGTGACGTTCGACAGCAAGGACTTCACGCAAAGGGTGGTCCTCGACCGCGACCATGTCTCGAAAGAGAATAGTTTTGAGAAGATGGAGATGCAGCGCGAAGACCGGCTGGAGCGCGAAGCCAAGATGGCGCGCCTGGATCTGATCCGAGAAGTGGCGAGGAAACGCAATGGCCAGCCTCGTTAAATACAACGCCCTCATCGATAACATTGCATCTGGCGGTCATAACCTGAAGACCGCCGTGATCAAGTGTGCGCTGACCGCAGATACACCGAATGCCGCTACTGATACCACGATGACGTACACGCCGCCGACCAACGTCAACGGCTATCCGAGTGGTGGTAATACGCTGACGACGACGAGCGCGGCCACATCAGGGGGTCTGTTCACGCTGAAGCTTGCCGACACCGTGTTCACCGGCGCAAGTGGAGGCATCGGACCATTCCGGTATGCAGTGCTCTATAACTCATCAGCCAGTAACAAGCTGATCGGCTATTACGATTACGGCATCGTCACGCAGCTCGGTAATACCGAAACTCTGACGGTCGATTTCGACGACACGAACGGGGCGCTAACAATTGCATGAGATTGCAAGAGCAACTCAGTGAGCTTCGTCAGACCGGCTGTCACGGAGCGGTGGGATCGCGGGCACTGGGACGTAGCGCATTGGGATGGCCAGATCGGTCTGAGCCCGCCGGTCGCGTCTATCACTATCACGACCAAGCCAGCGAATATCAGCCGCTCTCTCAAGCTGCTGACGACGACAACCTCGATCGTCATCACGCCGATCGACGTAACGCTACACGTCACCGCTCCGCAGTTCATTCATGCGGCCACGGCGCCGATCGTCATATCAACGATCGATGCAACACTTCTAGGGATACGGCGGCTCGGTGCAATAACGGCGCCGATCGTCGTTACGCCAATTGACGCAACAATCCTTCAGTTCAGGCGGATCGAGACTGACACGGCCGACATCATCGTGTCTGGCTGGGTCAATGGACTGAATGTCTTCCGGCAGCCGGGGGACATGGAATTCGGCTGGCAAAAGGTGATCTTGAGGAGATGGTGATGGTGAAGACATCACAGAAGCAGACCATGGCCGAGGCCAACTACCGACGTGGTGATCCGATCGACCACTGCGGCATTTGCCGGTTCTACCAGGGCGAGGGCCGATGTTCGCGGGTGATGGGTAATATCAGCCCTTACGGGATCTCCGACATCTACAACCGCCTGCTTAATCCCTTCGGCAAGACCCTGGTCCCCAATGAGATCAGCGCGGTCAAGGCTATGGCGGCTGACGCCGCCGATCGCAGCCAGGGTGCGCCGCAATGATGGGCAGTCTCGCCCAGGACGACGACTACGGCTACACCGATCTCGGCATCCCGATCGGCGCCCGCACAGAAGATCCTGGCAGACTACCGGCATGGATCATGAGTGGTTTGGCTAATCCTGGTCCCTACGAGGCCCAGGTCGGCATGTGGCCCAACCCGACACGAAAAGCGCTGCCAGATGTTGGACAACCACTGATCAGTAGTGGCGAATTTTCCCCAGGCGTGCCCGCGGTCAATCGTGCGGCAAATGTCGCTTCTAACGTTGCCAACGATTATTTGATCCCGAAGACGCCGCTCGATGTCGGGCTGACGATCGCGACCGGAGGTGGAAGTGTCCCCTGGCGCATCGGCGCTCTGGCGACGGGAGCTGCGCTCGACAGTGACGAAGCACAAGCCGCTAAACTCCCGAAGGGACTGGGCGAGGTACTCAATCCGAGACTGCGCGCCAAGGCGGAGGGCTTGTTTGGGAAATGGGCAAAATACGCCGAGGAGTATCCGCCGACCGGGCCGGGCGCTCCGTCGCTCGATCCGGGCACCGGCAAGCCCTACATGGCGAAGGCGAACATTCCCGAGGTGGAACAGTTTATGAAGGATCGTAAGGCGATCCAGGCGGACATGGACGCCAACGGCTACGTGCCTTACTTCGATCCGGCCCAGCGTTTCCACGTTGACCCATCGAAATATCCCGCGATGCTCGACACCGCGCAGGATCTGCCGGTGAAGGCAGATACAATCCTGAAGTGGACGAACCACATCGACACACCTGAAACCCGCGCATTGCTGCAACGTGCCTATCAAGTCGGTCAGACGGTACCGAATGCGAAGAATTGGTACATGATGGGCCAGCTTGAGCGGAAGTATATTGACGAACTCGGAGAGCAGCTCGGCCGCACGAAATTCCGCGAGGACTTCGGTGGCGCGATGGCTGCGACGACAGGCGGCGCCTCTCCATCAGAAAACTTCCTGATGGGGCACTATGGCAACTACATGCGCTACAAGGGGCAAGACTTCCCCAGGTGGACGCCAGAGGAGCATCAGGCGGTCAAGGACTTTGCCGAGAGCCAGGGCAAACAGTATGTCGATGCCAAGGGCAGGCCCATCAACAAGACCGGCGACATCGCATCCTTCAAGGTGCCGTCACCCGTGGGAGGCCAGTACGCCTCTGGCAACCTCGATCAATACGACCGGATCTTCAAGGAAGTCGCGGCAGGCAAGGATATCGGTCAGGCCATGGCTGATTCCAACTCCAAGCGGCTCGACTTCATGCAGGCGTTCGAAGGGCACCCCGATAGCTTCGTCTGGGACAAGCAGATGTCGAATACGGCAAAACTGGGAGACCAGCCGCCGTCATACGGCATTGCGGAGCGAGTGGCACGCGAGGAGGCAGCGAAGGCTGGTGTGCCTCCGCAAAACTTCCAGGATGTCGGCTGGGCCGGTCAGAAGGCGATGCTGGAGGGAGCCAAGCCGCTGGGCTCGGAATTCAAGATCGAAGGCAAGTACCAGCACGGACCAACCGGCGTTCACCATTTCGAATACGAAGGCCCGATGATCGAGCATGTCAACGATGCCATCGAGCGCACGCACCGCCTGACCGGCATGCCGAAGGACGAGATTGTGCGGCGTGGCATCGTTCGCGCCGAAATCCCGATCTACGCGCTCGGAACAGGCTTGCTCGCGCCGGGCGTGATGGGCGCGTTGGCGCGCCAGGATCAATATTCGTCGCCGTAAAGAATATCTGGGGCGAGATCGTGAAGAATGCCGTTTCCATGTTCTCGGTAGCGGCATAGACCTCTTAGCTGCCGCTTGAGGAATTTTTGCTGGGCGCTGTCTTCGTCACAGTATCGGATTTCATCTATCAGCGCGATGACGGCTCGCTTCAGCTCTTTCGTGGGCTCGTCGTCTTCATAGTCTTCGAATATCGCAGGCATCGCACACTCCTAAAAACTCGGAATTCTACCAAAGCCAATGGAGCGAAACAATGGCGCAGAATGCCAATACCGTGACTAACGCCAACCCGACCCCGCCTACCAATCTCTCGTTCGTCGGCAACACGCCGCCGCTCGACCCGGCCCAGGCCGCCGTCGATGACGGCTTTGCCTTCAACGCGAGCACGAATTTCTCGCTGAACGAGCCCTCGACCAACAGGACCACGTTCGCCGCCAAGACCGCGGCAGCCAACACAGCCGGTGCGCCAGGAGCAGGCATCAGCAATGATGGCGAGGGCAAGGGCACCGAAACCTCGTTCACGCAAACCTATTCGTCATCAATCTTTACCCCTGGTGGCGCGACGGTCATGGTCGGATCCGGCCCAGCTCTCCCGGCGGCGGCGACCGGCTTCGGCTCGATGCCGATGCCAAATCAAACGCACGCCTCGACGCTTTCGCCTGCGACAAACCCGACGCTCACCTCGATCTCACCGACGACGGCAGTATCAGGCGCGACCGGCACCGATACCATCACAGCGACCGGGACCGGCTTTAATAAGCAGTCCGTGATCTATCGGGACGGCGTCAAGATGACGACAACCTACGTCTCGGCAACTTCGCTGACGGCGGTTGTCACCAAGCGCACCAGCGCGGGCGCCTCCTCAATCACGGTTGTGACCGGCGGCGTGGTGACGACGGCAGCGCAAACCCTGACCTACTCGTGAGGCCAATATGGGCATTGTCTCCATCAATGAACCGACCAGCTCGCGCACCTGGATGGCTTTTCCGAACAGCATCAACGAACCGGCCGTGCTTCCGGATATGCCGGTTATTACGTCGCTTGAGCCTGCTACCTGCGCGATCGGAGATCCGGATTTCACGCTCGATGTCGTCGGCACCGGCTTCTCGGCAGAAAGCGTGATCCACTTTGCGGGCCATGATGAACCCACGGTGTTTAACGAACCCGATACAGTCAGCACAGGCGTCAAGCCGTCGCTCTGGCTGGAGCCCGTGACAGTGCAGTGCTCGGTCAGGAATGGGCCGGTTGAATCTGACCCGGTTGATTTCGTGTTTAGAGACGCGGCCGGTTTGTTCGCGGCTATCGATCAGCGACATCCTCCATTGGCGGCGGCAGCCGACCCTGACGAGCTGGAGGAGGAAATCGAGGAAGCCGAGGACGAGGGCGACTTCAAGCCGACGCACAGCCACCACGGGCGCAAACCGCTCGCGCCCAAGCACCGGAAGAAATGAATGGGCCTCCCCGTCGTCACCGTTGCCAGCGGCGGCCTCCCCGTTGTTGACAATACGGCGAATGGCGTTGGCACGCCGGTTGACGAGGCGATCAACGGGTTC